GGGGTGCCTTTGTTGGTCACGAGATCGATGAAGTGGTCTTCGTCAAGAGCCACCCAAGGTGACTGAATCATAACATCACGCAGTTTGCCATACTCCTGAATGGTCGCAGGCTTTGCGGCGCGTGGTTTACCGAGTTGACAGAGGATGGTCATTTCAGTATCCGTTGAGAAAGTCGTGAAGTGCTTCTTGGTATTGCTCTTCGGTCTCGAAAGTACGAGCACCGATGGTGCAGGGGAAAGTCCGTTTCGGAGCAGGAGTCCGAGTTTCGGCGACAGTGTAACCCTTCTCGAGGAGGGTTTGGACGAAGGGGTTTGAGGTTTGGTTTTCCATATTGGTATCCTCCCATAAAACCGAGTCCTTGAACACTAGGCCTTGTGCCAGTTCTCGAACTGTCACGTGTCACCTCGTTGGGCCCAGAACTCCTCGTTGCCTTCCACTTCGATGGCGTCAATACCGAGGTCACGAGCCACGGCAACATTGAACGGCGAATCATCGAAGAAAGTGATGATCTCCCACGTTTTCATGATGTCAGTGAGCATCTCACGCTTCGCGTCAGAAGATGACTGAGTGGAATCACTATTTCGATGATAAGCGGCGCTCACCTCGAGGCCTTGCGCTTCCAACCAACGCCACGTCTTCCACTGGTGGAACGACTTCCGAGCGGTGGCGACAACGATGTCACAACCATCACGTTTCGCCATCTTGGCGAGTTCCACGTACTCAGTTTTTGGCTCGAATGTGTGAGCGTCACGCAAAGTGACTTCAGGGTCATAATGACACAGAACATCATCCATGTCGAAGACGAAACAGTAACGCGAAGTGGGCTTGAAGCCAGTACGACGGAAGGTCAATTGACTGCCTCCACGAAAGCGGCAGTTCCAGACTTCTGGAACTGATCTTCTGCGTAACGCCACGCCTCCTCATAGGTGCGGACGAACTTCCGATTGGCTGGGGTGAACCAGACGATGTAGCCTTTTGTTTTTTCCATAAGACCATATAACCACAAAAGCCCCGGCTTTGACACCGGGGCTAGTGCCAGCTCGTGAACTGGCCACTCATTGTTCGTCTCGTTACAATCCTTGGTAGTGCTCCTCAATCAGTGACACAAGCGTATCGGCATTGAAATTGGTCACCCAACCCTTACTGATCAGCTTCTCACGAAGAAGCTCTCTCCTCTCAATCGCCGCCAAGTCTCGAAGACCTCGATCATTCTCAGCATAGAAACGCTCCACTGCGTCCCACGCTGCTTTTACATGCGGATCCATGACCATCAGTGACCAAGGTTTGACTGAAGTAAGTATTGTGTCTGAAGCATCGTTTGTAAACCACCCTGAAGCATGTCCCCGAAGCCATAAAGACGGGCGTCGTCAGCTTCCTCGCTGTACTCGAAGGCAGTGGTAAACACCGCTTGAACCGCCATCAAGTAGTCCAGGCACAACTCAGAGAGAGTTTGGGTGTCGTACGCAGGGACTTCGATGCCAGGGCCACTCAGCTCTTGGAAGGTAGGATTATGCCCGAGTGCTCTCAGCTGTTCAATCATGGGGTCCATGAGTTCTCCGAGGTCGTTGTAGACACGCTCGAAGAGCAAGTGGTACTGGTAAAAGTCGGTGCCCCTGACCGTCCAATGAGCCACGCGAGCCATCATGATGGCATTATTGAGATGCTTCACCAAACGTGAAGAAATTACTCCGAACTGTTCGGGTTCGTTATCAATTATGAGCGCCATAATTCACCCTCCTCAGTGCGTCGGCGGCGAAGGCCCTCTTCGAAGGAAGAACCAGGATTACGATACTTGAGTAGTGTTGTGGGCACATTAGCCCAGTTCTTGTCCCTCAGGTCGCGTGTGATGGATCCGAAGTTGTCCATGTCACCGTAGAAGTTGGCGCCGAGGTTGTAAGCGAAACTGATGAGGGCGGAACGTTTGCCGTCTGACATCTCGCCCCAATGTGGAATCTTCTCCAAACTTGGGAGGAAGCTTTTTTCTACTGTTTGCTTCAGTATCCGTTCAGCATCGTCCCGACTGATTGGGACATCGGTCATCTTCACCTTAGTCCCATCCGGGTAGAAGGTGTTTCCATAGCCGATGGTCGGAACGCCCGCTGGACAAATGTAAGGGCTGGCGCGGAAACCCTCGTACTTCTTGAGGATGTCGAGAGCCTCTTGAGGTACGCGAGCACCGCTATTTTTGGGGGCGGATTTAGTACGAAATAGCTTGACCCACTCAGCCCCATCGTTCATCACACCGGGCACTTGGGACTGCAGCTTGTCAATTGCTGCCAAGTGGTTTGGGTTCTTGGGGTCAAAGTTGGCGAAGAAATCGCGGAGTTTCTGTGTTGTCCAGTCGTTCATGGTTCCATTTGGCGGTAGCATTCAATTGTCACAGTGTCTCCATGCTGTCGACAGAGGACGTACTCTGTATCTGGATTGGTGTTTGACATGGAGTGGATAAGTTTGTCCTCAAATTCCACGTGAGATGGATTCTCTCTGTCTTTCATCCGATTGCAGAACTCGATCACCATGTGCCAAGGCACAAACTCGCAGTGCTCACCGTCGTAGAAGTGAACTCCCCGCATTCCATTCTGTTGTTGGAAACTCCGAATGAGGGCGATATTCATGGCAATCTCTTCGGAAGAGGGACCGTCGCCCCATTGGGAAGTCTCATCCGAGGCCATACAACACCTTCTGAGCGTAGTGGTGCATTTCGAAAGGAAACCTTATCACCATTGAGGTCTGACCCCTCACAAGGAGTGTTGGTCTGCAGTTTTTGCTCCTCATGCTCACTCTGTGGCATTTGTTTCCTCTTTTTGCAATTTTACCCTATGGGGCCGTCTTCAACAGTTCTTGCTTGTATTTCTTTGCCAAGTCCAAATACTCCTCGTTGGTCATAGCACCACTGTCTACTAAGTGTTCAGCCAATTCCAAAGCATTTTGCATGTTTTGGGTTTTGACTGCTTTATCACACATTTCCCTCTTTGGAGAGTATAGCGGCAAAATCAACGCGATACCACCTCTTACGCCTTGGTGACGATAATCACTGTAGTCTATCGCACCCTGATCGGCAAACACAACCAAACCGGGAACATCTCCTGCGTCCACCTTGCAATTGAACCCTGATGGAAACTGAAAGTCAATCTTGTCGCCTTTTGGGGGTTTAATAAGGTCGAGTGTGCTTCCGCCAACTACGGGGTTGCCATAGAACTGTGCTTGGGCAGGAGAGTGAAGAAACGACAGAAGCGAAACTGCACAAGCAATTGACTTGATTCTGATGAGGTTGGTTTTGCATCTTCTCTCCACAGACATAGCGCCAACGGGGTTTCCAATGGGGCACTGCCTGGAATTACCGCTACGAATGTTCGTGTGGAGTTAGCTCGTGCCGTAATGACATTTGGTCGAAGACTCACGCCTTCAACTGGTTTATCGACCGTCATTTCTTTTGTCGTGGTGAAGATGCCGTAGCGAAGTTTTGTAATATCGTAAGTGGGATGGACTTGACCTCTAAGGATGTAGAAACCGCCAAAGCCTTGCTTCACTTGCGTCGGCATTGTCAGGCCATTGGCTAATGCTGAGCCGCTTGATAAAGCGAAAAAGGCGAGAAGCAGTAACAGTCTCACTGTACTATGCAGTCAAGGGTGACTGAGCCAGTGTAAGTACCAGGCTTCATAGTGCCGGAACTTGGTTCAACTTGCATGTGCAAATTGAAAGTCTGAACCGCTGCAAGACCGTCGTTGAAAAATGCATCATCATTTTGACTTGATGTCGGAGTTGTTTCCGCAATAGCGTTGCCGTTGGCGTCTAGAAGCTTCGCAAGCCAGCTGTAGGAGGTTGTGCCAGACGGTGCAGCTGCGATGGTGATGGGGCTCAGGGACAACTTAATTGCAGCGTTGGCGTCGTACCAGAAGCTAGAGGTGAGTCCTTCTAATTGGTTTAAACCAGAGCGGGTCATTATGACCGAGGTACTGCCTCCGTTGTAATCACAAATGACTGGAATTGTGCCAGAGAATGTGGTCGTTTGAGACGACAAAGGGACCGCACCCACCGGCAAAGCGATGAGGGCCGCCCCAATAATGGTTGAGATTTTAAGTCCGTTGTCCATAGTCAGGGAAGTGTTAGAAAGACCCTGGGTTTGGGCGACGTGGCCTATAGTCAGTAACTGATTTTTACCCTCAACGGTTCTTCAGATTACGCTCACGAGTGTTGACGTTGCTGAATGCGGTGCGAAGCACCACCACCACACTCATCAAACCAGCGAGGCCAATGAGGGCGAGGCCGATGTCAGAGCCAGAGAAAATGTTCCAGGTTTCCATGTGTCGCGTTGGTTTGTATAAGACCAGTATACCAGAAAAAGGGAGACCCATGGGCCTCCCTGTGTGTCAGTTCTCGAACTGGATCAGCCGATGGTCGGAGCAGTCAGTGCCACAGGAGTGGAGTTGGCTGCTGCCAAGTCAAGCGGAAAATTATGTGCATTCCGCTCGTGCATCACTTCCATACCCAGACCTGCACGGTTCAGAATGTCAGCCCATGTAGGGATGACGCGGTTAGAGCTGTCAACGATCGACTGGTTGAAGTTGAAACCGTTCAGGTTGAAGGCCATTGTAGACACACCTAAAGCAGCAAACCAGATACCGACTACCGGCCACGCTGCCAGGAAGAAGTGCAGGCTGCGGCTGTTGTTGAAGCTGGCATATTGGAAGATCAGGCGACCGAAGTAACCGTGGGCAGCCACGATGTTGTAGGTCTCTTCCTCTTGGCCGAACTTGTAGCCGTAGTTCTGCGACTCTTGCTCAGTAGTCTCACGGACGAGGGAACTCGTCACGAGCGAACCGTGCATCGCGCTAAACAAAGACCCACCAAATACACCCGCGACTCCAAGCATATGGAAGGGGTGCATCAGGATGTTGTGCTCAGCTTGAAAGACGAGCATGTAGTTGAAGGTGCCGCTGATACCGAGTGGCATACCGTCGGAGAAAGAACCTTGGCCGAAAGGATAGACGAGGAACACAGCAGTGGCGGCGGCAACAGGAGCCGAGTAAGCCACGCAGATCCAGGGACGCATCCCTAGTCGATAGCTAAGTTCCCATTCGCGTCCCATGTAAGCAAAGACGCCAATGAGGAAGTGGAAGACGATGAGTTGATACGGCCCCCCGTTGTAGAGCCACTCGTCAAGGCTATTAGCTTCCCACACTGGATAAAAGTGGAGTCCAATGGCATTGGAAGAGGGGATAACGGCTCCGGAGATGATGTTATTTCCATAGAGTAGCGATCCTGAAACGGGTTCACGGATTCCGTCAATATCGACTGGAGGGGCAGCGACGAACGCCACGATGAAGCAAACGGTTGCGGCCAGAAGACAGGGAATCATCAATGTGCCGAACCAGCCAACATAAAGCCGGTTGTCGGTTGAGGTAACCCAGTTACAAAACTGGTCCCAGGTCGAATTAGTTGAGCGACGTGAAAGAACAGAAGTAGACATTTAGCATGGTCATTGAGGTTAACGTAATAATCGGCAGCAGGGACGCGGCCATGAGCGACGCTGCCTACATTAAGAATATACCCTAATGTTATGATATGTAAACCTACTTCTTCTTGAACAGTCCACCGACAGCCCCAACGGCGCCTTTAAGGGCGTCACCCACCATTTTGTTGCGCTCGCGGGCACGGTCACCTCGACCTTTTGCTTGAGCCAGGGGGTTGAATCCCGCTTTCTTTTGATCCTCGAGCATCCGCTTTTGCTTGTCAACAAAAGACTCTTTCTTTTTCTTGGGGTCGCCCGCGCCAGCTGCTGCAGGCTTGTTAGGCGGCTTACAAGCACCTTTAGTACCAAATCCAGTGCCGTCGGGACGCACACACTGCGTGAAGTCGTAAGCGTTTCCTTCAGAGAAGTCGAGACCTTTTTGTTCTGCGATGGCCTCTTGATAGGCTTGTAGAGCGTTGTCGGAAAAACCGCCAAGTGCAGACATGGTGTCAATTATAATTTGAGGCGATTTTACCCTCTGCCCAAACTCAAGTTCTTTTGAATTCGCACGTCTCGATTGGGTAGGGTCCAGCATTCCCCGCTCTCGTCGAGAAACACCACCCACAGGAGATCATGCTCTTGGGAGTAATCAATGAGAACGTGAGCCCAGCCTTTACCTTTCGACGTGATGACTGGAATTGGTGGATTGAGCTGCAACATTTAGTTATATCCGGGAGCGTACTGAGAGAGCAATCGAGAAAGACCAAGACCTAACACAAATTTCGGGTCTTGCTTCGCTTCTTCAAATGAGCTCCATTTATTACTGCCTTCCATCATATTGTGAGCCGTAAGCAGATGGCCCAATGTGGTTCTCATAGCGGGGTCCAAACAAGCCGACTTAATCCATAATATACAGACAACACGTGTGCCCGACTCAACTCGAGACACCCTATGGGGAACGCCAGTGTCGTAAATGACTGCTTCACCAGCTTCAGGCTTAAACTTGATTTCCTCATCATTGGGCATCAGGCATATTTCTCCACCCTCATAACTTTCCGAATCGCTGAGGTACAGTGAGACGCTAAAATGCCCTAGTCGAGGGTTGTCATGATGAGGCAGGAATTCTTGACCGGCTTCTGTTTTTGAAATAATCCAATTCTCTATGACACTCGTTTGGCAATACAGTCGTACAGGATGCCTGCCGAATGCCGTTGCTGCTGTCTGAGCAATGGCCATTGCGTTTTCATCTTTCACAGCTTCTGTGTTGTTTTGCCCAACATGTAAACTCTCTGTAGCAGAGAAATCTAAAAGCGGGATCAAGGAACGAATAGCTGCTAATTCCTCAGGGTTAAGTAGTTTGATGCGTTCAATCATGGCATAAGAAAGGGGAGCCGAAGCTCCCCGAGACGTTTACTTGAGGAATGGAATCTTTTTGATGAGTTCCACGACTGGCTTCATCGCGTTGAGCAGAGCCTCAATACGTTGAGCCGTCAAAATCAGCAGGTCGAGCTTCTTCTCGAGAGTCTCGACTCGTTTGAGAATGGGACCGAGACCTTCTTCAAGCTCTTGCTTGAGGTAGGCGCCCGGATCTCCGCCGGCGTCTGACGCGATTTTAGCAATAGAGCGAAGATCCATGAGTCAGTCCTCTACGTGAACGTTGACCTCCACGACCTTGGCGTCACGCTTCGGGATGCGGAGGGTGAGCAGACCGTGCTTGAGATCTGCAGTTGTGTGCTCAGCGTCGATTCGCTGGCCGATTGTGAAATACGCAGAACCGCGAGGGGTTTCCACCGTGAGGCTGCGACCTTCGATGCGAACCTTCACATCAGCCGGTGCGACTCCTGGAACCTCGACTTCGGCGATTGCTGCGTCATCTTCCGTGGTGATACGGTAGTTCAGGTTGTTGCGCACGTTCGACTGTGCAAGGGGTTGCTCAATTTGATTCAGCAGCGATGCGAATTCGTTGAACAAGGGCGTACGAACGAGTTGAGATGGCATGATACTCAGGGCCAAAAGGCAAAAGGTGAGTTGAGCTGTGTGCTCGCCTTTATTTTACCCCTCAATCAGAGCTTGGCAACCTCTTCGAGGTAGCGCTCTCCTAATGCCACTCTTGCCGCTTTCGCTTTCTTGCTCTGTCCCTCAATTGCTTTGTACTCCGTCATCGTCCGATTGACGAGATCGAAGTATGGATCGCCCTTTAACTCAGGGTTCTTCCAACCGATGGGCATCGCCCACTTGCTGAGATCCTGTAATACTCTGGCGGGATTGCTAGAAGCCTTACCACTCAGTCCGTAATCGACAAGCTTTACATTATCACCGTCAACCATCCACTGCATGGCGTGCGCGTCTCCGTGAAAGAATCCCATCTTGTGGAGAGCCTTAACAGCAGCAGCTGCTTTCTTTGCTTGTGCCGTCGTCATTGGGCCTTCACCTTCACTAGGCTTGTAATCTTTCCACAACGGCTTCCCAGGCGCAATATCCATCTCAATATGATCTGCGCTCGCACTGTGGATGCGTGGGGAGTGGCCAAGTTTGCCCATGCGAATGGCGAGCTGACGCTCATAGCGGCCAAATTCGCCTTTCTCCCCATTGTGCTCAAGCAGTTCCTTTACTACGCGCTTGCCGTCAGGAGATTTTGAAACGCGCCCATAGTTTCCCTTCGCCAAAACTTCCCAATCGGCGTAAGGAGCCTCAGTACCTTTGCGGCACTTTCCTGCTGTTCCATAGTGGGTTCCATTTGGGCGCTGACAACGAGTGAAGTCCCAAACTTGTTGAGCTTTCTCGTTGAATGAACCGCACATGTCAGTTTCCCTGAATTTTTTTACATTCTTCCCGCTGTTGCTTCTTCCGTTCAGCCTCAGCAGCTTGTTCAACGGATTGCACTTTTGGAGCAGGTTCCTGTGCGGGACTTGGAGCGGCTGTTTGTGGTTGAGTGGGTTGCGTTCCTTTTTGGGCCTTCTCTGCTTGCTTTTCAGCATCAGTCTTTTTGGGCGGACAAGCGGTGCTTTGTGTCGCCTCAGTGAAGTCTACTCGACAACGTCCTTTCCCTGCAGTTTTGCTGCCAGGGGGACACGATTTGCTTTTTTCAATCTCAAAATATTGTCTGCTTCCAGCTTTGGGGTTTTTGCAAAAACCACCACCAACAGAGCGAGTGCCGGGAGGACAACTACCTTTTCTCGCTTTCACCATCGGTCCTTCACTGTGTGGAACCGTTGGGAAAGTGGCCACTGACTCTTGAGGTTCTTGTTTGGATTTTCCTTCGCTGCCTTTTTGTTTGCCTGGTCGGGCATCGATGTCGCCTTCCATCGAGTTTTGCGCCACTTCATCAGCGGCCTTTTGCGACTCAATAAAAGAGGCCACAGCAAGTGCGGCCTCCTCTGAGTAGCCAAGCGCCATAAGGTTTTCCACATAGGAAAGACCGATGGCGATGGCTTGCTCACGACTTTTCACAATGGGCCCTTTCCGACCCTTCTTTCCAGTGCCAGAGTGGAGTTGCCCCCGTTTGAATTTGTGCATGGTCTGGCCCATTTTGTCTTTATGGGCGCTAACACCGTGGTCTGGGGGTAACTTTTCTGACATCAATCTTCAGTCAAGGGTTCCGGTGCTCCAACGTCTACACGTGGAGCGGATGGAGGCGCTTGAATCAGGTCAATCTGCTGAATAAAATTCTGCAGTTCTTGTGTAGCGTACGTCAGCAGGATGTTGTTTTTGCTCGCTTTTGCATCGGCGTAGGCGTCGATCAGTTGGGCGAGAGCTTGCTTGAGTTCCATGTTAGGGTTTTGGTGTACGAGTCGGTGGGGTTTTTGGAGTCTGGGGTTTATCGTCATCGTCAAGCTTACGCATGACGTCAATGCCCAATGATCCAAGGGTGCTAGTTAACAGTCCGGCAATGAACGTAGCGTCCATCTTGGGAAGGAGTTGTGCGTAATACGCGGTCAGCAGTCCCGCAGTCCACACCACGACGCTGATTTTCATCGCGTTGACTAACGACATTGGTTTGCGTCTAGGGGATGATCTGCGAGGTGTTGCCATAGCTCTGAGGATAACCTCAGAGTGGTTCTACCCTTACTTGGAGGCTTGAATGAACCAACCAGAGCCGGGACCCTCAACCGTCCAACGCTTGACGATGAGGTTCTTGCTGTACTTTTTCTGCTTTCCGTTGGAGTCTGGATAGGTTCCGCTGGCGTTGTCAATCTCACCCCAAGGATCATTGACGATGTAGTCCTCTCCATCCTTGCCGATCACGATCAGCCAGTGGCCACCTCCAGAAGGAGCGTTAGCAGGACCGTGATGCAAAATACCAATAGGGACGGGAATACCTTGTGCCAGAAGAGCGTCGAGAGTTCCGAGGGATCCGTTGGTTTTGAAGGAGGCATTGATACCGAAGTGCTTCAGCGTTTGAACTTGAACTGCGGCGTCAGTGCTGTCGCCACGCTTGAAAACTTGCTCGACGTACTTATCGTCACCTTTGGCGCCAGGGAGTGTCCCGGGTTTGAGAAACTCCGTGAGCATTGCGCAAGAAGAACTAAAGCAGGTCCGGGCAGCATCACGGTAGTTATCTCGCTGGCTGAAGTAAGGTACGGCAAGAACCGGAGGGGTCGGGGGCTTGGTTCGGTAGATTTTCACCCAGTTAGCGTCGTCTGTCAGAAGGTTGGGGTCCAGCTTCTGAATAGCTGCGTAGAGATCGTCATAGGCAGCGCGATGCTTAGGGTTGCTGGTGTCAGCGTAGAAGGCGAAGTCGAAAAACTTCTTGGAATCAAAGGAGGCCATTGGCTTTACAAAATTCTTTTACTCGGGTGGTGAGTTTGACGAGTGCTTCTGTCGTTTCCATTAGCATCTCTTCAAGCTCTTCGCGACTGAGATCTTTCAATCCCCGCCTGATGTTTTCAAGTCGGAGTTGTTTCTCGATGGGGAGTTCCGTAAACGAGGGCTCGGAGTTCATCGATTTTCATCTGGGCGTAGAGAGCGTCTTGAGGTGGAATCTCTTGGTCATCCACATAAGCGAGAAGGATGTCCATCTCGCGATCATTGAAGGCTTTGAGAACTTCCAAGACCTCCTTGTTTTTGAGGAGATGACTGACCTCATCCTCGTTGTACACAAACTGACGTTCCCGCCAGTCTTCAGGCTGTGAGTCATAGGAGGCGTGAATCTCCTTCCAGCTCATCTCACAGAGAAGAGCCCACTCCTGATCGATGCCCAACTCGGCCGCCGCTTGCTCATACGACATGCCAGAGTTGAGCAACTCACGGAGTTTGGTGCGCAATCCACTCACTCTGCGTGGCAATCTCACCATCCGAGAATAATCTCGGAGAGCGTGGATGATGTAGCCTTGGGCCGTAGCCCAGGCATACGTACTAAACTTAACTCCCTTGTTGGGTGTATACCGACTGGCCGCAACACAAAGAGCGAAGTGGGCGACGGATTCCAAATCCTCACGTGTGAACATGCCGGTGTGGCCACCGGTGATGCACTTTGCACTGTGAGCCAATCGGCCCGCCACCCACTTGTGATCCTGTACAAGTTGCTTCTGTGCCTCCGTTAGTGGAGGATACTTTTTCACTCTTCGCTTCCCCATACTACGCGTGGCAGGCTTCGCACTCGGTCTGGGCTGTGTTTTCAACATGCAGTGATTTGGAATTAACGTAATCGGTGTAGCCCCCAATATGCGCCCCTCGCATCCACAGTTGTGGGACAGTTTGGAAATCAGGTTGCCAAAGCCCAAAAGCAACTGCTTGTGATTTGGTGAGTTCTTTGTATTTGAAGCCGTCTTGAGTCAGTTCAGACTTGAGACGCTCGCACCACGGACAATCCTCACGAGTGACAATGATCGCCTCGTAGGATTTCTTAGTAAGCAGAGAGCTGGACTTGAGGTAGTAGAGGGACTTGAGCCCCATCTTCCACGCGGAGAGGTGAAGACGGAAGAGATACTCGGCGCTGGCCTCAGGGTCAACGAAGAGATTCAGCGATTGTCCTTGGCAGACGAAAGGTTGACGATCTGCGGCTTGCTTCACAAGCTCAAACTGGTCAATCTCACGAGCGGTCAGAAACACTTCCTTTTCTGCATTACTAAGAATGTCAGATGGGAGATGCTGTACACTTCCCTTCTCGGCTAGAATAGAGTCCCACACATCATCGGAAACCCCGCGTTCGCAGAACAATTTCTCCAGCACGGGATTCTTGCGAACAAATGTGCCTTTGGCTTGCTTCGCTACGAAGAAGTTTGCGTCGATGGGCTCAATGCCTTGACTAAACGCTCCAGAAATAACAGAATTTGTCCGAGTAGGAGCAATAGCAGTAAGATGAGTGTGGCGCATACCACTCCCCACACACCACTCAGGTTCGCCAAGTCGTTGCGCCAACTCTCGTGAGGCAATCTCTGACTGCTCTCTGATCCAACGATGTGTTTCGATGTTGAGCTCACGAGCTTGTTCCGAACGGAAAGGCAGTCCACGTTTTTGATACAGAGTGTGCAGTCCCATTGTCCCAAGGCCTAACGCCCGAGACTTTTCAGCGAACTTGAGAGCCCGCCCCATGCCGACTCGATGTTGGGTCTTACGAATGAACTCTGAAACGACCGCATCGAGGAGATGAATCGCGAGTTGGGGGACTGTACGTCCGCTAACAGGAGATTTCCAACTACTAAACTC